TAGCGCTCGAAATACTTATATTTGCCGTTGGATAATTCTTCAATCCACATTGTTTTTACCTCATTTCTATGTTAAAATGGGTATAGTAAAGAGGCCTACTACATGCAGGTTTTTACTATACTACCAATTATTCCTTACACTCTAAGTTTGGCGACGGAGAGTGTGAGGGATTTTTTTATTTTATTTAAGACCAGTTCCAGTTTTGCTATCAACTACATAAGTTCCGTTTTTTTGAACAAAGTGAATTGAAACACTAGCATAATATGAACCATCTTCTAAGTCCCAATCGCAATCCATAGATGGAACTTCTGAATCGCTATCAAAATCATAATCTGTGTCAGTGCTAGTAGTAGTTGGTTCACCGACAGTTGCTACAATCTCGTCATAAGTAGTAGTGCCATCTACAATGCTGTCAAAATAAGCGTCAGTCCACTTAAATGCATCATCAGCTGCTTTTTCAGCAGCAATAGACGAGCTTTCCTCTGCTATAGATGATTCGCTATATTCTTTATCAATTGATTTTGAAGTCTCATCATAAGCCTTGCTCGCTTCGTCGAGAGCATTGCTATATATTGATTGCGTAACCAAAACAATTATTAATGAAGCCAATGCTAATAAAGTTCCAATCAAAGCAAGCACCTTCTTGTTTTTGCGATTGACAATCAAAGCTATTACACCTAAAACCAGCGCGAACAGCCCGACTACAAAAGAGCCATTATTTAGAAACGACACCCAAGAACCGACTATGGCAATGCCACCAAAAACAATCGCCAAAATACCTAAGACTTTCTTTTCGTCTTTCATAATATGAATCCTCCTACCCAGCTTTTAACGTGGTTCAGGTTTGCACGTAGTTTTTTTAAACAATATCCATTAAATTATAATATTCATCAATAACCATACATTCGTCAGCTACGGTGTTCAATTGGTGTCTTTGCATGAAATTGACATAATTGAATTCACAATCCAATTCTTTAAGCTCTTCTTCTAACAAGAGACGGATCATGTGACGATTAGCTTGCAATTCAAATTGTTCATGACGTCTTTGATATTGGTTAGAATCGTGTTCAAGATGTCCAAGCTCATGATAAACAACTTTTTTCATAGCTTCTTCCGAAAGTGATTTATTGATAAATATGATTTTTATCTCACTAATGTAAATACCCGGACGTGGCCATAGCTCATTGTCAAAATAAGCTAGTGTGACTCCGTATGAGTCAACGAGTTCTTCAATAGTCATATTGTGCAAATCCCTTTATAATGCTTAAAAAGCCGGCTGAAATATTCAACCGACTTTCTTGTAAATGTTGGATTCCCTTCTTCACGCACGCATGAAGTATAGGGCGCTGAACTGAATCAGTCTTACACGTACAAATATCATAACATAAAATACTACCAGATTGCAATGATTTTTTGAAAAATAATAAACATTTTTATTAAAGTTGGATTTTTCTTGTAATCTTGCTCGTGTCGTTTGCATCTCTCAATAAACTTGTTGAGATCTTCCTTCTGGTAACCAAATACCTTTGGTGAGCAGTATGATTTGGCTAATGCAAACAAGGATAATAGGTCATTGACCTTTTTGTAGTTTTTATATTTCAATAAGTCGGTTTGTGCTGCCAGCGTTGTTACGGCGGCGGTTGTATTTTTAAGTTTGTTGTCATCCTTAAAGATATTTAGGATAAATACACTATTATGAGCACAAGCGTTTCTGATATATCTTGCATTGTTACCTAGTTCATAGGCTTTTTTTAATGATTTTGGTTTGTATTTTTCATAGTATATTTCTAGGAATTTCATCAGGCATCCATAATCCATGTGCTCTAATAATGCCCAATAGGGGACATTATCTCTTCGTTTGAGGTACATGTCGTTTTGATAGCGTGAAACGCTAAATTTTCGCCAAGTGATGTCGTAATATTTGCCATGTTCTAGGTCTTTAAATTCTTTGACAATGCTATAACCATCTTCGTGGGGATTATTATCTATTTGTCGGCAGAGTTCTGTCTTGATGAAGTGCTCAGTGTTAATAGAAATATTTAGAAGTAAATTTCTTACCTGAAAATCAATGGATGCTAAGTCTTTTAGGTATTCGAAATCTAAATTTTGGTATTTGTCGTCTTTCTTCTTAAAGTTTTTTCGGAAGGCAGAGACTTTATAGTAATAGTTATTTTTATCAATGAAGTTGATAGCTTTCCCCTTAGAGCACTTTTCAAAAGTGACTCCTTTGTTTTCTAGGTGAGTGATTAGTTCAGGGTGTGATAATTTTCTCTGTCTGCTCATTTTCTCCCTTTCAAATAAATCTCGATGATGTTTGTGATAGCATCGACGTCTTCATCTGTGAGGGGTTTGCCATCAAATGTTTTGGCATTTCTTGCCATTTTACGTAAATCTTCAGTAGTGTATTCTGATGCAGTATCGTCAGAAGCTATTCTGGGATTATCTGTACGTCCTAACAAATAATCAGTAGACACATTGAAATAGTCAGCGATTTCTTGCAGGCGGTCAGATTTTGGGTTCCCTTTTTTAAGGCTATACAGATAATTTGTACTATATCCTAATCGTTCTTCAAGAGTATTTAAAGATATACCTTGTTTATCAGCTAATTCTTTGATTTTGTCAAATGCTAAAATCATTGTTATATCAACCTTTCTAGCATTACAAAAAATATTTTTAAAATTAATTCTAAAAAATACTTGACTTTTTCTAAAACTAGTTTTAAAATATAATTTGTAAAGCGAATGAATAAGCGAAACAAAAAACGAAGATAAAACTAAAAAAAATAAGTTTGGCGACTTTGATTATCAGTATTTATCAAGTATTTTGTTAGTGATTTTCTTATACATTGATTTTAAAACTAATTTTAATTATTGTCAATATATTTTATAATTTTTCGCAAAAAAATTCGCTTTACCATTTTAAAGAAAGGAAATATACAAAATGAGTCAGCAACATAAAAAATGGATTGCTTTAGTCGAACAACGATTGAAAGAAAAAAACTGGTCGAAAGCAGATTTAACACAAGCGGTTGGTTTACGAAGTCAAGGTACCATTACCGATTTGCTCAAAACTGGTAAAGGTAGTGTTGATTTAAAACTACGTGTTTCTAAAATTCTTGGTATTCGTGAACCGTGGGAAGAATTTGAAGAAAAATAATACAAACGGTACGCAAAGGAGTAACAATGAACGAAATAGCACCAAATGATTTCGACTACTCTTTGCTCGATGCAAAGACGAAAGAATTTCTTGAAGAAAGTGCCAATATCATTTACGGCATCCAAAGCAAGAGCGCTTATGAAATAGGAAAGCAACTTGCTAAAGCTCAAGAAAAACTTGCACAAAACAGATACGGGTGTTTTGAAGAGTGGTATAGAAGTTTAGGGTTTAAAACAACCAAAGCCTATGAATATATTAATCATTACAAGTTCATTTCTTCGCAAAACGAAGAATTGAAAATAGATTTTTTTGAAAGTTTGCCAAAAACGTTACAAGCCCAAGTAGCTAAACCATCCGCAAACCCAGAGGTCAATCAAGCAGTATTTAATGGAGACATCAAAACTCACAAAGAATATAAAGAGCTTGAGCGTCGTCTAAAACTCAAAGACCAAGCACTGGAAGCGGTCAAGGATGAGTTGGAGCGTGTCAAACAAACTAAGCCCAAGGAAAAAGTAATCGAAAAGGAAGTTATTCCACATGATTACAAAGCAACGCAAGACCTTAACAAGCAACTACTAGGAAAGAACAAAGACCTAGCGGACGAGCTTGAATCAGTCAAACGTAGCTTGCGACTTAAGGAAGCGTCTTATGAAATGCTCGAGAAAGAAACATCCGAGGCACTAGCCTTGAAAGAATCCATTGAACACTTACGAGCTGATAAGGAAAGGCTAGAAAATAGCGTGACTAATATCTTTAATCTCAGTAAGCTCGTTACCAAATTTGAAGACTTCTTTGACGAAGAAATGGCACCGCTCAGGTTTAAAACCCTTATCCAAGGCATTGGAAAAGACGCTCAGATTGAAAAGCTCAGAGACATCTTGACGCTGACCGAAAACTGGTTGGACGAAATGAACAAGATTATCCCAGAAAGGGGACGAACAATCATAGAAGGAGAAATCATCAATGAGTAAGAAGAAGAAAAAAGAAAATCTACTCGCTGAAACAGTAGAAATGCAGAAGAAACAAGCTATGAATTTGGTTGCCCAAAGCACTGTTAATCAACAGCTTTTGGAAGAAGTTATCGGAATTAAGGAAGAAATGGATAGAAATGTTAGAAAGACTAATCAAAAGCTAACTGACATTGAGTTGCTTGTCGAAGAAGTCAACAAGAAAGTACATATTGATGACGGTGAAGCTTCAAAAATTAAAAGCATCGTTTTCCGAAAAGCTGGTGTGTTTGCTGACTTCTACTTTGAAGAACAGAAAACACATCCAAGCGATAACTTGTTCGCATCTAAGAAGGGTCAATTCATCCGCTTGATGTACTCACGCTTGAAGAAAGCATTTAACGTGACAAAGTACACTAACATCAAGCATGTTGACGCTGAAAAGGCAATTAAGTTTTTGGAAAATCTATCTTATGACGATTTCACAAAATTTGAAATCCGTGAGACACCAAAACAAAAAGAGCTTATCGCTCTTGAAAAGGGTGACCTAAAAATGTCTCACCTTATGAATTGAAACTATTATATCAAAACGAAGAGGAGCAAACATGAACAAACTACAATTTAACATTTCTTGCAACACAGCAGAAGAAGCTATTTTAGAAGTCCAGAAGCTAGAAAAAGCATTTAATAAACCCATTGAATGTTATGTGAACATTGTTATGGACGAAGAAAAAGAACCTACTGCGGTAACAGTAGATTCTGAAAAAATAGTCCTTGGAAATTGGACTAAAGAACAAATAGACTCAACTAAACAAATCTAATAAAATCACCTTCAACTGTGAATTCATTATTAGATTTAATAGTAATTTGACCTTGCGAAACCTCATCTAAAACAATTGTTCCGTCATCAAAAACATAAAATCTTTGAAAATATAATCGGTCTGAACTGTTTACAAACTTATATACTAGATTACCTTTGGGAGCAATTTGATAACCTTGAGGATGGTCGCTTGGTGATACATACACATGTTGTAAATTTTGTTCTTCTATATTCATATAATCACCTCCTTTCGAGATGATTATAACAAAAAAAGCCACTGAGAAATCAGTGACTTAACAAAAAAACTTAACTAGATTATATCACATTTAAAAGGAGTGTGCTATGCCGAAAGCAAATATAACGTATAAAGCTGTTGGCAACAACGAAAAAGCGGAGTGGGGCGATTATGACCACTTAATGCAACGTTGGGAAGGTCTTAGCAAACCCGTCGCTAAGCAATGGGCAGCTGAAATGCGTGAACATCCAGAGTTTAGGAAATATATCGACAATCCTACACATCGAATAGTTTTTATCAATTACAAAGGATTTGAGCTATTTGTTAAATGGAAATCACGTAACCGATATTTGAGTAAAAAAGAAACATTAGCTGAAATGCTGGGAAACATCAAACTAGAAGAAAGAGTAGGAATATAACATGACATATTTAATTATCGCAGTCGCAGTTTTAGCATTAGCTGAAATAATCGTTTTACCGTTTGCAGGCAAACGATTATCAATTTTTGACTTGGAGGACGTAGAAGATGAAACTATTTAACTGGATTTTTGCAAAACCTAAAAAGCAAGAGCCTATTCAACCAACTTATGTTTTCAAAAGCTGGGAAGTGAGTGCTAAAAATTATAACAAAACACACAATATTCGCAACAGCTTGATCTAGGATGTGGAATTATGAATAAGATTAAGCAATTAAGAAAAGAAAGAGGTCTGACGTTACAAGAATTAAGTGACATTTTGTTAGATGATTACGGTATAAAAACATCAACTGGACAACTATCTTCTTACGAAAATGGTAGACGTTCTCCGAGAAATTTCTTGGTTTGGACTTCCATTGCTAATATTTTTGGGGTATCTGTTGGGTATTTACTGGGCTATTCTGACAAAGTCAACGCAAAGGCAAACTTACTAGATATCATCATCTCAGAAGTGGATATTCCGCAATCAACGCTTGATAAATGTATCAGCAAGCTAAACGAAACAGACCAGCTAGAGATAGAAAAAGGATATTATGAGCGAAAGAGGGGAAAAAATCAATAATGTACACATACGAATATCGCTGCTTGGATTGTGGTGAGCGCTGGGAAATTATTGATAGCTACCCGCCGCTTGAATGTCCACATTGTGAAAGCGAAGAGATTTATCAACTATGGAAAGCGAGGGCGTACGATTGAGAATTTATGTTAATAAACGCAAAAAATTGATTTTAGCACCAGAAGTTTTTGAAAAATACGGTGGCGTAAGCAATGAAACCATTCAAATCAAAAATGGCGAATTTGCAAAAGAAATTGAAAAGGAAGTTAAAGAAGCAATGCAAGAGATTATCGAACGTTGGCAACCAATTTTCGATAATATTCCAACGGAAGCACTATTTGCTGAAAGACAAAGGCAAGTTAAAAACTTTATTGATTTTGAAACAGTACTAACAGAACTGGTAGAGGAGGAATATGGTAAATGATTTTTGTAAAAGAGTATGTTGACGGCATTGGTTATAATGCTACAGATTGGTTAAACCATGAAATCGAATTGAATAAACATTGCTGGAAGCATGAAATCGTTGGTTACCAGCTTGGTGAAGGTGTTGCTACTATTCTTGTCGAATGGGTTGGTCTGACTGGTAACGAGTTTGAGGAGTGGGAACGTGAAGATTTTAGCTATTGATCCATCTTCAAACAAAATCAAAACCAGTACAACTGGAATTGTTTTGTTAGACAATGCAAGGCTTGAATGCTCGTGGGTAGCAAGTTATGGCATGCGAGGTTTTAAAGAATGGTACACAACTATTGGATTTGATTTAGAGCCAGATGTCGTTGTTGTTGAAAAATTCGAAGCTCGTGATAATGACAAATCAAAAGATAATTCAGTATTGGAGACGATTGCTTTTATCGAAATGTGCTTTCCGAATTTAATTTTGCAACGCAATGCTGGTTATAAATCTGACATTCCAGATAATCTCTTAAAAATTTTGGGTCTATGGAAATTTGAAAAAAGCCATCATCAAGATTGCCGAGCAGCCGCCCGACTTGGGCTATTTTACGCAATGCGAAACGACATTGAAGAAGTTGTTCAAGACATTGGAAGGGTGGTTTGTGAGTATCGCAAACATAAGGTGATGGAGGTATAAAGCTTGACAAAAATTGTGTTAAGAAAATGGCAAAAGGAGGCAGTATCCCGAAGTTCAAGATTAAATCACGGTATTTTTCTTGAAGCTTTGGGAGGTTGAAGGCCGAGGTAAAACCATCTGCGCTTTATCAATCTGTAAAGCTAAAAGCGTTGACAAAGTTATCATCGTTAATAATCGAGTGGCTATTTTAGATGGTTGGAAAGACACTGTTCAGAAATTTGGTTTTGACAAAGACTTTGAAGTTATTTATCTAACTGATAGAGCTTTGCAAAATCGTGTTAAAACGCAAAAAATGGCTTGTGACGTGCTTATTATTGATGAATGGCAAAATGTATCAAGCGATAAAAACGTGCGAGCATACGCTAAAATAAAGCGCAATTACACGATAGGGCTATCAGCCACACCGATTAGGAAAAAAGGTCAAAATTTCTATCCGCTAGAAAAAACGCTGTGGGGGTTTGCTAACCCTAACAGAAAATTTGATTGGCAGAAAACGCACGGAAAAATGGTATATGATCCATTCTCTTACTCAAAAGAGAAATGGGATGACTTTAGAGACTATGAAAGCTATGTATCTAAATTACCAAATTTCATGCGTTGGGAAGAGATTGAAGAAATTGAAAACGCCAAAAAGAACAATGGTTATGACATCAAATTTTTTCAAAAGACAGTTCCAGTCGCTAATCCAGAAAAACTTAAACAGTTTAAAAAGTTAAACTTAGTGACAATTGGCGATCAAACAGCAATGGCTAAGCAATCGTTTGGGCGTAAGACGTTCGAACAATACTTAAATCAAACTGGCGTTGCTGTTGATTTTCCAAAATTAAAAGCAATCAATGCAGATACGCCACTTTTAAAAGAGTTAGATGGTTTGATTGAACGAGCGCCACACGGCATGCTGATTGTCAGCAAGTCAAAGCAAATTGTTAATGTTATCCATGAACGGCATCCCGACATAGGTATTTGGACGGGTGATGTTAAAGAAGGGCTTGATAAGCAAATCATAGTAGCTACGAGTCAAGTTCTTGGCGTTGGGGTTGATGGCTTACAGTACAAGTTTCAAACAATTGCTGTACTTGATCCAGTTGACAAAGATAGCGGTGAATATGATGATTATCGCCAGCTCCTATGGCGAGTAACAGGAAGTCGTCAGCAGCATGATGTCAATGTTATTGAATTTTATTATAAAGGAGAATAGATGTTTAAACTACCAGAAAACAAACCACAAGTGCCGAGAGACACACCACGAAACTATTTCATCTACGGTGAAACAATGAGCGGAAAATCTTACTTGGCCAACGAATTTCCGAATCCAATCGTCTTAAACACGGACGGAAATGCTAGTGCTAACAGTGTACCAGCGATTCAATTAATCAATGCGCGAGACAGGAGCGGACGTATTACAAAATCAGTTATCGACCAGCTTAGTGAAATCTTACTGGCTTTGCAAACGCAAGAACACACCTACGAAACAGTAGTAGTCGATGTTATTGACGATGTTATCGACATGATCAAAATTGCTGTCTGCAGTCAGTTCGGTGTTAAGTCATTATCTGAAATTAGCTATGGTAAAGGCTATGATTATTTCAATCAAGCTTTGACAGAGCTTGTTATTGATTTAAAAGCTTTACCAATGAATGTCATTTATATTAGTCGTCAAATTTCAGAATATGACGATAAAGGCAATGCAACCAAAGACAAACCAAGTTTGAAAGATAAGTATGTCAATCTCATCAATGGTAATTCAGATTTGATGATTCACACCGAAAAAATTGGCAACAATTACAATCGTGAAGTTGACCGAAAACGTAAAACCTACTATGCAGACCAAGTTGATGACAAAGCGATTTTAAAGATTTTACAAACTATTCGAGGAGCTGTTGAACCAGCTCACCAAAAAACACAAACGGCATCAGTTGCTAAAGCTGAAGCGAAACCGAAAACAACTAACGACGAAGATTTATTTTAATTAAAAGGAGAATATACACATGAGTTTATTAGATATTGCAAAAGGACTTAAAAAGAATGGATTTGATCCACGTAAAGATAGTGTTAATGGACAACCTGCAATTCCAGCTGGTACTTATCCGGTTGTGTTAAAAAAAGCGAAATTCAACATTTCAGATAGTGGCTGGGAAAGTCTCGGTTATCAATTTGAAGTCCGCGGTGGTGATTACGATGGACGTTCAGATTTTGTCACTTTCGGAACACTTGATACTTGGGAAACAAAAGATGGAAAAACAATCGATTTAGGCTGGTCTGTCGAAAAAACTATTAAATTCTTCCAAAAAGTTATTGTTTTGGCTGGTGATGAGCTAAAAAATAGTGATTTTGAAGATGGTAAAGCCATGGAAGAAGCTCTTCAACGTAAAGCGGTTGGTTCTTATTTCAATCTTATTATTGACGAAGGTGTTTCTAAAAAAGGGAAAGAATACCGCAATTACGATATCGAAGAGGAAGCAAATCAACCTATTATGTCAGCTACTGAAATTGACGATGATGACCTTCCATTCTAAAAATCTGCATTAGACAGGAGATGTTAGCATGTCTTGCATGAAAGATTATGCTTTGAAGTACAATAAGCTAGGCTTTTCAGTAATTCCAATCAATCCAAAAAATAAAATGCCGTTGATTGACTTCGCGAACAAAACGATGTCAGCTGATGAAATTGAAAGTTTTTGGAACGGCTATCCGAATGCTAACATCGCTGTTCGAACGACTAATTTTTTCGTCATCGACATTGATAAGCATGGACCAACCAACGGATTTGAAAGCTTGAAAAAATGGGATGGTTTAAAGCTTATCGAGCCAACTTTACAAGCTAAGACTGCCAGTGGCGGAAAGCATCTTTTCTATTTTAAAAGAGAAGATATTCAAATCAGTCAAATGATTGGTTTCCTTCCAGGTGTTGACATCAAAGCGCATCCAAACAATTACGTCTTAGTGGCGCCATCGGCAACCGATAAAGGTCAATACGAGTGGGATTTAGAGAAATCTAAAGAAGGTTTGACGATGGTAACTCCGTCAAAACAACTAATAGAAGCTATTAAAAAACAATATGCTTTAACAAACGGGCATAGCTACGATGGTAAAGACGGCTTGCGAGCTTTAAGAGCAAGAACGTATCAGAAAACTAAAAGTAAGACAACTGAATTGTTCGAAACCATCGCGGTTGGTTTTGGTGATGAAGGTGGACGTAATGACAAGCTCACTAGCTTTGTTGGCGGCTTGCTGTACAGGGCGGTTGATGATGAATTAGTTTTTCAATTAGCTCAAATAGCAAATAACAACAGTATCAGCCCACTTCCTCAACAGGAAGTGGAACGGACTGTTGAAAGTATGATTAAAAAAGATAGAAGGTGATTGTAATTGGTGATGTGATTAGCATTGACAGAAATGCAGGTATGATTACCACGAAAGATGGCAATATTAGAGCTAACAGTCCAAATAATGTCTTAATGGCTTTTAAGTCAGATGACCAATTAAGTATTTATTTAAAACACAACGAATTCTCGCAAGAACATGAATTAATCAAAGACATCAAAATCGGTAACACTCATTTCAAAAAAGGTGAGCTACCTTCTAATTTTGATTCAGTTGTTAAAGTGTATTTCGAAAGTGTGTTGAAAGTAGCTTTTTCAAATCAAGCGATGGTCGATGGTATGGAAACATTCTTCTCAGAAAGAACTTACAATCCCGTAGTTGAATATATGGAAAAAGCAGCTAAAGAATGGGATGGCAGACAGCGAATCGATCGTATGTTTCAAGTCTATTTAGGCGCTGACGACATAGGACTAGTTTCAAAAATTGCTGAAATGTGGTTAGTAGGTGCAGTTGCGAAGGTGTATGATCCATATGTTAAATTTGACTATGTCTTAGATTTGGTTGGCGGTCAAGGTGTTGGTAAGACGTCACTTCTCCAGAAATTAGGTGGCAATTGGTACACAGATGCTGTCACAGATTTCTCAAACAAAGATAATTACGACATCATGCTAAAGAGCTTGATTGTTAATGATGATGAAATGGTGGCAAGTAATCGAATGTCATTTGCTGAAACCAAGGCTTTTATCTCAAAAACAAGCTTGCGCTTTAGAAAACCATACATGAAGCGAACAGAGGAGTTTGCAAAAAACTTTGTTTTAGCTCGAACGACCAACCAGAAAGAATATCTCAAAGATAAAACTGGCGAGCGCAGGTTTTTACCGATTATGGTAAACGCTGAAAAGCAAAAGAAACATCCGATGGAAATCGAGCCCGAAACAATTAAACAAATCTGGGGTGAAGCCGTCACGATTTTTAAAAATGGTGCAAGTTTGATGTTTGATGAAGAAACAGAGCAAGAATTAAACGTTTATCGCGAACGATTCATGTACAGAGACGAAGTCGAACAGCAAGTATTGGAATACTTAGATATGCCAATTCCGTCAAATTGGGAAAGCATGTCTGCTCAAAAGCAACATCAATACACGCAAGCCTACTTTGACAACAGCCATGGTTTTGATGCTGGTGATGCTCAATTGACAAAAGTTTCAACACGAGAAATGATGTATAACTTGTTTATGAGAAGTTCGAACGACAGAAAGCTGTCAACGAAAATCAATATGGTCATGGATAATCATCCTGAATGGGAGAAGAAAGTTTTCAAACAAAACAAAAAAACAACAAAAGGATTTGTTAGAAAACGATAGGTAACTTTTATGATTTTATCGGTAACCATCGGTAACCTTTTAAGCTAAAAGTTACCCATAGTTACCTAAAGTTACCGATAAAAATAGGGATAGGTAACCGTGAAAAACCTTGATACTATTGGGTTTATACTATATTGGTTACCTAGTTACCTATATTTTATTAAAAAGTATTATAAAAATAGTAAATATATAAAGAAACGTTGATATTAAGGGATTCTTGTGAATATAAGTGCAAGAAAAAAATAGAAAAGTGTTTTTTATCGGTAACTCGGTAACCTTTACTATTTTGAGGTAAAAATATGAGAAAAGGCGGAAACAAAATGCGTGCTAAATATTCCGTCACGCATTACGAAACTTACAGCAAGACGGTGCTTGATGTGCTAGATGAGTTTCTTGGCTGGTTAGATAGCAAAGGCATCAGCGAGCCAGAAGATGTTGGCGAATTACTTGGCATCAGCGCATATAAAGCTAGGAAATTACAACGGCTGGAAGATTTGCCAAACGAAAGAGTTGAAAAAATGATGAGAAAGGTAATGAGAAATGGCTAATTACAAAAGGGAAGTTATTATCTATGATTTGATATTAGATGACAATGTAGTTTTCACAGGAACGGTTAACGATATTGCTGAAAAGTTAGGAATTTCACCAGTTACTGTATATACTAGACATCGAAAAGGTAAGCATGTTTTACAGGAGAAACGCAGAGAACTGCGAACGCTAACACGCAAACCGCGGGAGGAAAAAGAGCGCCGCAAAGTTTGGGTATATCAATTATTTAAGGATGGCGAGTGGTTGTTTACTGGAACCTGTGAAAAATGCGCTGAGTTTTTAGGTGTGAAATTGGGATATCTTCCACAGTACGAACAAAGAAACGGCATCAAAAGAGTAAAACTGCACATGGAAGAAGTTAGCTGTGATGAAGAGCCGCCTGAAGATAATATCGAGGTTACAGATGTTGTATCTAACAAAGAAGACAAGCAACGTATACGAAAATATACCACGATGAAGGCAGCAGCATTATGCGGATTGTGATTACTATCATTTTAGTTTTGTTGATAAAGTGGTTAGGAGGATAAACATGGATAAAAAGCCAGTGGTACCAACGTATATTGATACATGGATTCAAGGATGCAAATATAATGGTTTTGACTTACTAGAAGCTATGACACTTATTGATGGACCAGAAGAAATAGGCAGATGGATTAGTGATAATCCTGAAACATTTGCTAAAGCTTGGTTGTATGGCTATGAGATTGAAAAAGAAAAGCTGTATAGAGCTAAAAACCGACATACTGGTGAATATCTCTGCTATTGTTTCAAGTTTTACCATGATAAAAACAGTTCTAGTGAAAATCAAAGATTTACAGCTGAAGAAAAACGTTGGGAAGAACTCGGTTATTGGGGTAATGATTTATACGTCTTTGAAGAAGCGGAAGGTGAAGATGAATGAAACGCTATCAAGTCGTTGGGTTTGAAAATGCTGGGCCTGTATTTTATTTCACAGTAACGGCGAAAAATTTTAATGAAGCACTGAGAGAGATAGGCAAAGATTATTATATGACCGATATGACGTTCTGCAAATTGGAAGTTACGGAGGTAGAGGATGATTAAAAAATATATTAAAACAACACCTGTTGAGGCGATTCAGGTAACTGAGGATAATCGTGATGGCTATGAGGTCGAGAAAGAAAAGCTGTATACAGTTGAAATACCGAATCCGAACTGTTTTGGTTTTAGTTCCATTATACTTCGAAGAAATAACGAAGGAAAAATCTATATTTCTTTCAGTATATTTAATTGGGAAACATGGAGAGGTGACGAAAACGCACAGCTAACAGAATCTGAAATCAAGCAAGATTTTGATTGGGCTTGGCAGTTTGCGAAAGAGGTGGAAGAATGCTAGGAATTACGTTAGTAGATGTTGATACATCAAATGCGTGTATTGAAGAAACTGGAACGTGTGAATTATGTTTTGGCTCAATGTGGTGTGATAATCCAATTTTAATTTTTGAAAATCCAAAAGGTGACCGTGCCAAAATTTATGGCTACTATTGGAGCTGGGGAGATTATCTTGAACTTGAAATTGGTAATTATTTGAATTTTTCTGATTGGCTTTCGAAACAAGATGTAGATTGGAATGCGTTAACAAACGATGAAGAAAGCTATGGGTATTTATGTGATTTAGTTGATTTGTATAGAGAGGAAAATGAAAAAGCGGTGGAAGAATGAGACCAAAATTTAGAGCGTGGACAGAAGAAGGAAAAGTGATGTATTACGATGTCTATCCTTTCAAAGACGATACTTTATTGCTAAGTTATGACGAAATTGCTTTTGATGAAGTGCCAGCAAGCGATTTCATCCTTATGCAATCAACAGAACTTAAAGATAAAAACGACAATGAAATCTTCGAAGGTGACATTGTGAAATATAAGAGCGGCTGCAACACTTACACAGAAGAAGTAACTTATGATAAGAATTTAGCTGGATTTGGCGTCAGGGATGCTAACGCTAATATTATCTTTACTTTCGGGGAATTAGCTGAGGACATCGATCTAGGTTCTCTTGAAGTCATTGGTAACATTTGGGAGGATGGTGAATTACTTGATAGTTAATTTTCAAAAGCGTATTGAATTCATAAATGAATGCAATTGTATTGTTGACTTAAATGAGTTAGAGCAAG